TCTAAGGTTACGCCTCAGGCTACGGATACTTTGGGTTGGCGTACTACTGTTGCTAGTAAGCCGTTGGCTATTGACGAGTTGGCTGGCGCTTTGCGCACCAGTTCCCTAGAGGTGTATTGTGATAAGACTGTTGCTGAGTTAAAAACTTTTGTTCGTAAGGCAAACGGCAAGATGGCGGGTAGTCCTTATGATGACCGTACTATCAGTTTGGCTATCGCTAATCAGATGTTAAAGTATGTATGGCTGCCTGAGTATCGGGGTAATTCTGTGGTTCCAAAAAACAGTTTGTTGTGGTGGGAACAGCATTTAATGAGCAATCAGTCGTCCAATAGGGTGCCTATTGGTGCCCATAATGTTCGGGATGGTGCTTTACGCTAGTTTTGGGAACAGAACTAGTATGTTTGTATGGATATTCAGTGTGAATCGTGTGAAAAAAACTTTATTGCTGACGAAATGCCTCGGCGGGGCGCTGTTTGCTTTAGTTGCCATGTAAAAAGTGTCCGTTTAGGGTTCACTTACGGTAAAGAGGATTTTCATGGTCCTACGGTTCGTGAACGGCAACGGAAACAAGTTGAGGATGCCGCTATTCACGGCATCAACGCTGAGCCTGTGACTAACTGGATGTAATTGTGGAAGCCGTCATTGTTCCTATTGTGGTTGCTGTGATTACGGGTCCAATGGTGGTTTTGATTAATATGATGCGGAAAGAAAACACTGAGCAGCATTCGGAAGCAAGACAGTTGTTAAAGCAGGTTGCTAGCAAAGTGGACAAGGTTGGTAGTAAGTTGGATGAGCATATTGGCTGGCATAAAGGTAAGGACAAATAATGGCACGGAAACCGACATCAGAGTATCTTAAGCAATATAAACAGAAACTGGAGTTCTCTAAGCGTTGGCGTAAGAATGATGGTTATGACGCTACTTGGAAGCGTTTAACTGACCTGTATAAAGGTCGTCATTATGAGCATTATAGTGACGAGGACCGTTTGTTGATTAACATTGTGTTTTCTACTATTAATGTTATTGCGCCTAGTATTGCTATCAATTATCCGAAAATTGTTGTTAATGCGGTTAAACCTGAGAATGCCCCTAATGCAATTATTGCTGAAGCGGTTGTGAATTATTGGTGGAGGCATCGTGATATTAAAACGGAGTTCCGCCGTGCCGTCAAAGATTTTATTATGTATGGTCATGGTTGGATTAAGGTCGGCTACCGTTTTGTTGAAGAGGAAATGATTGGAGAAGATGGCGATGTTTCTGACCCAATTGAAGGCGGAGAATCTACTACTAATTCTGTTATTTTAGAGGACTCACCGTTTGCTGAACGGGTGTCTCCGATGGATGTGTTTGTTGATGCTGATGCAACCAGTATGAGTGATATGCGTTGGATTGCTCAACGCATTCGCCGTCCTTTGGCTGATGTTAAATCAGATAAACGCTATAACAAGACAGCCCGTGAGGCTGTGAGTGTTATGGCTGTTAGCCGTTATTCGGATGACCCTAGCCGCCGTAAGGTGAACGATAAGAATGCTGGTTATGCGGAAGTTTGGGAGTATTACGATATTGCTAACAAAACGATGTGTGTGTTTGCTGAGGACGGTGAACAGTTTTTGGTTAAACCTATGAGGATGCCGTATTCGTTTGGTCATCCGTTTGTTATGTTGCGTGATTATGATGTGCCAGACACTTTTTATCCAATTGGTGAACTTGAGGCTATTGAGCCGCTACAAAAAGAATTGAATGAAACCCGTACACAGATGATGAATCATCGTAAACGGTTTGCACGCAAATATCTGTACAAAGAATCAGCGTTTGACCAGTTGGGTCGTACCGCTTTGGAATCCGAGGAAGATAATGTGATGGTTCCTGTTATTACAGATGAACCGTTGCCGAATGTGATGATGGCTTTGCCAGCGACGATTACACCACCAGAGTTCTATAATCAGTCCAATATGATTATTAGTGACATTGACCGTATTTCTGGTGTGTCAGAGTTTATGCGTGGTGCCAGCACGGAGATTCGCCGTACTGCTACTGAGTCGTCCTTGCTACAGGATGCGGCTAACGCTAGAACGGCTGATAAGTTGGCTACGGTTGAACAGTCGGTGGCACAGGTTGCTAGACGGCTTGTGGCTTTGACACAGCAGTTTATGACTGGTGAACAAGTTGCCCGTATCACCGCTAAGAATGGTGAACAGGTTTGGATTACTTATGACCGTGAGTATCTTGAGGGCGATTTTGACTTTGAGGTTGAGGCTGGTTCTACCCAGCCACAAAACGAGTCGTTTCGCCGTCAAATGGCGTTGCAGATGGTTGATGCTATGGCACCATTTTCTAGTATGGGTGTTATTGATATGCGTAAACTTGCTGCTCATGTGTTGCAGTTTGGTTTTGGTGTGAAGTCACCTGAACAGTTTATGGCTGCTCCACAGCAGCCTGCGGGTGCGCCTATGGGCGCACCTGAGGGTGGTATGGCTCCTCAGGGGATGCCGTTACCTCCTCAACCTGAACTTGGTGCGGAGACAATGGAGCAACCTCCAGCCATCTAGGGAACAGCCTAATCTATTGATGAGAGCAACCATTTTTTACGGACTCTTGGAGAAATATAATGAGCGATGAAATCGCAACACAGGAAAACATGGACCCCAATTTTGGGACAACCGAAGATGTTGGAATGGAAACGCAAGTTTCTGATGCACCATATTTGGAGACAGAAAACTACTCTAATCATGTAGTTAAAGTCAAATTAGATGGTGAGGAACTACAGGTTCCGTTGTCGGAAGCGCTTGCTGGTTATCAACGACAGGCTGATTACACTCGTAAGACGCAGGAGTTGGCAGAACAACGCAGTCAAATGCAGTATGCTGCCACTATTCAAGCGGCTTTAGAGCGTGACCCTGAGGCGACTATTGACCTACTTGCTAGGCATTATAACATTAGTCGTTCACAGGCGGCTGCTGTTGCTGATGAGGTTGATGATTTTCAGTCACTTGACCCGCAGGAACAGAAAATGCGTGAACTGGACAAGCGGGTTGCATCTTTTGAAGAGTATCAATCCCAGTTGGAGGTTGAGAAAGAAATTCAAAAACTGCAGCAGCGTTACAGCGATTTTGATGTTCCGACTGTTGTTCAAACCGCTTTGCGGCTTGGCACAACCGACCTAGAGGGAACATATAAGCAACTTATGTTTGACAAAATTATGGCACAACAAAACATTCAAAAACAGGCTGAAGCAAAGAAGCAACAAACCGAGAAGTCGGTTGTTGATGCTAAGCGTCAGGCTGCTGTTGTTGCTGGTGGGTCTAATCCTGCTAGTACAACTACTGAGTCTGTTGAGGCTATTACCAATGTTCGTGATGCTTGGGCTGCTGCTAAACGGCAACTCGGTGCTGAACTGTAATCATTTTATTAACAACTATTTTTAGGAGAAACTATAATGGCTGGTAACAGCAATTTTGATGCGTTGCTCACTACAACGCTCGCAAACTATCGTGACCAATTGACAGACAACATTTTCACGGCTCGTCCGCTGACTTACATGTTGAACGAAAAGGGTCGCATCCGCATGCTTAATGGTGGTACAAAGATTGTTGAACCACTTGTGTATGCAACTAACGACACAATTGGTTCATACTCGGGTTATGATTCAATTTCATTGACACCGCAGGCTGGCATTTCGGCTGCTGAATACGATTGGAAACAGTACGCTGGTTCAATCTCAATTAGCGGCATTGAAGAAGCCAAGAACAACGGTGAACAAGAAATCATCAACTTGTTGGAAGCCAAAATCATGCAGGCTGAAGAGTCAATGCGTGAAGGTTTCAACACAATGTTCTATGGTGACGGCACTGGCAACAGTGGCAAGAACTGGAACGGTTTGGGTAACATTGTTGAAGCAACTGGTTCAGTTGGCAACATTGACCCAGCAGGCACAGGCAACGGCTGGTGGGCATCATACGAAGATAACGATGCTGTTGCTTTGTCACTTGCTGACATGGCTACTGCTTATAACACTGTTTCTGTTGGTAACGACCACCCAGATGTGGTTTTGACAACACAAACACTGTACGAAAAGTATGAGGCTCTGTTACAACCGAACCTTCGTTACACAGACACCAAGACAGCAGATGCTGGTTTCCAGAACCTGTTGTTCAAGGCTAGTCCTGTAATGTACGATGTGTCGTGCACATCAGGTGTCATGTTCTTCTTGAACACCAAGTATCTCACACTTGTCGGTCACTCGGCTAAGTGGTTCCAACAGACAGAGTTTGTTCGTCCAGAAGATTTGGATGCTCGCTATGCTTTGATTATGTGCTACGGCAACTTGACTTGCCGTAACCGTAAGAAGCAAGGCAAACTTACTGCAAAGACCGCTTAATTAACAACTACAACAACTAGGAGAAATAACAATGCCACTATTAGGTAACGATACAGACGGTGCGATTTCACGCAAGCGTTTGGAAACTTGGGCAGCCAAGGAAGAAAAAACAACTGTTGTTGCAGCCTCTAACGAGGATACAACACAAGTTGCAGCAACACTTGCTGGAGCAAAAAAAGTCGTTTACACAATGACTCCATCAACAACCCGCCTTTTGACCACCCCAACAGGTGCTCAATTGGGTTCGGCTTTCGGTGATGAAGTAGTTGGAACTTCTTTTGAGTTCTCAGTTGTAAACCTTGCTGCTTCATCGCATCCAATCACTCTTACGGCTGGCGCTTCTGGTGTCACGCTTGTAGGTAGTGCAAGTATTGCGCATGCAAGTTCAGCATCGTTTGTTGGTGTTTTCACCGCAGCAAACACGGTAAGCATTTACCGAGTCTGATAATCCATAATGGTTTGGATGGGGGGCAACCCCCATCCAACCGTATATTTTTAGGAGTTGATTATGCCAGTTAAGTACCGTATTTTGTCCTCGCATGCTGACGCTAAGCCGAAGGCTGGAACAAAAACATCTAACTACCCTAAGGGTAAGAGCAGCAAGTCCAAGAGTAAGTCGGTTAAGAAAGGCTACTAGTCGTGCGTAAACCTGCTATTAGTAATATTGGTCGTCCTCAAGGTTTTTTGGATGATGTAGTTGGACCGCTTGCTAAAGCGGCTTCAAAGAAGGCTATGTCTCCTAAGGTTCAACAGCAGATTGCTCGTAGCAAGACTAAGCGCCGTGCGATGGCTAAGACTGAGCAGATGGCTAAGAACTATTATGGCAAGTAAACCACGCAAGGCGTTTGACGGCGTTGGTCGTCCACAGGGTTTTATTGATGATGCCGTTTTAGGTGTGCTTAAGGCTGCTAGTCGTGTTAAAAATGTTGGTAAAAAAGGTGAAGCGTCTTTGTTGTCGCCTATGTCTAAGAAGAAGTTTGAAAAAATTTACGGGAAACAACCACCAAAACCAAAAGAGTTACCAAGCATCAAAGGCAAAAGCCCTCGCCCGATGCCAAGCAGCAAAGGCAATCCGAGAGCGCAAACGACTGCCCAAGCGGATATGACTCAAAGAAAAGCCGAACGAGACTGGGCTAAAAATAAAAGGAAAAATTATCGTGGCTAGTGAAATGGAAGATGATTTGCGCAAAATGATTGAGCGCTTGATGAATCAAAAAAGAGGACCAAAGCGTGTAGGTCGTCCAATTAATCGTAAGGGTGTTACTGACCCTAGACCGACAGAAACAGAGAAGGGTGGTCGCCGCAGACGACCACGCCCGATGCCGAT